TGACCGCGCATTTATTCGCGAAATTCAGCCCCTAGGGATGTCCGATTTGTCTGAAAGGTTTATATGACTGCCGGCAGACCGCCAAAACCAAATGAATTGAAGCGAGCGCAAGGAAATCCTGGCAAGCGACCTTTGCCAGCAAAAACAAATTTGATTTCATTACCTTCCGCACCAACGATTGCGCCTGAGCATCTTGGTGAAAATGGTTCACGCCTTTGGGTTGACATTCTTAGTGGCAATGCAAGGAACTGGATTGCTGACACCGACAAGCCAACACTGCAATTGCTTTGCGAAAAGATTGATCGCCGAGCTGAGATCATTGCAAAGTTGCAAGCATCTGATTTTGTTCTATTTACTGACAAGGGATATGCCTACGCCAATCCACTTGTGGGAATGCTCTCGACAATTGAAATTGAAATCACCAAGTTGTTCACACTTCTTGGCCTGACTTCGATTGACCGTTCCCGACTTGGAGTCGCGGAAGTCAAAGCCGCAAGCGCTCTCGATCAACTGATTGCGAAGCGCACCGGCAACAACTAGCCAGGGGTGGCAATGACACAGATTCAAGGATGGCCACCGCGCTATCTCTCACCAGTCAAAGCGGATGATCTTGCAAGAACTCGCGGCGACCATGTGATTGATTTCGCCGAAGCTCTTTGCACTATTACCAAAGATTCAATCGCTGGCAATGCAGGAACGCCTCTGATATTCCGCGATTGGCAAAAGCAATTGACTCGGCACTTGTTCGCTGAACAAGAGAATGGACTGCTCACTCATGGTCGCGCCTTGGTTGGTCTGCCTCGAAAGAATGGCAAATCGGCATGGTTGGCTTCTATCGTTCTTGAGCATCTCATATTCGGAGTCAGTGGTGGTGAAGCGTATTCGGCAGCAGCCGACAAAGATCAATCCAAAATTATCTTCAACACTGTAAGAGATATGGTCAAGAACCAGCCGGAACTTTCCGACATCTTGACTGTGTATAAGGATTCAATTTACAACCCAAAGAATGGCAGCGTTTATCGCGCTTTATCTTCCGAGGCATTTACCAAAGAAGGATTGTCTGCAACCTTTGTTGCTTTCGATGAGCTACACGCGCAACCTTCTCGCGAACTTTATGATGTTTTATCCTTATCAATGGGCGCTCGCAAAGAAGGAATGTTGGTGGCTATCACCACAGCAGGAGTCATGACTGATTCATCAGGCAAAGATTCAATTTGTTTTTCGCTCTACGAGTACGGCAAAAAAATTGCTGCTGGTGAAGTTGTTGATCCCAATTTCTTTTTTGCGTGGTGGGAACCAAAAACACCTGATGCGGATTTCAGATTAGAGGAAACTTGGTCTGATGCCAATCCAGGGTTCAACGATATAGTCAGCAAAGAATCTTTTGAATCAACCATCAAGGTAACTCCCGAGGCTGAATTCAAAACTAAGCGACTCAACATTTGGACTGCAACTTCCGATGCTTGGCTTCCACATGGCGCTTGGGATTCCATCGCTGATGACAAAGTGATCGAAGATGGCTCGAACATAGTTCTTGCCTTTGACGGTTCTTTCAATGGTGACTGCACAGTCATTGTTGGAGTCAGCGCTGATCCTGTTCCACATATCTTTCCAGTTGCTAGTTGGGAAAAGCCTGATGAGGCTGGTGCCGATTGGCAAGTTCCAGTTCTTGAAGTAGAGGATGCAATTCGTGAAGCCTGTCGCCGTTGGCAAGTTATGGAAATNGCTTGCGATCCTTATCGTTGGGCTAGGACTTTTCAAGTTCTTGAGGATGAGGGCTTGCCGATTGTTACATTCCCCCAAACAGCAACAAGAATGACACCAGCGACAACGCGCTTCTTTGAAGCAGTTGTCAACAAAACCATCACAGCCTCACCCGATCCACAACTTGCAAGACACATCGCGAATGCTCAACTCAAAGTTGATCAACGCGGTTCACGATTGGCCAAAGAAAAGCGCGGATCAACTCGGCGCATTGACTTAGCGGTTGCATCAGTTATGGGATTGGAAAGAGCTGTTTGGTGGCATCAACAAGGTGGCGCATTGCCACAAGTATTCGATCCTTGGTCATTACAAGAAGAAGGTGAGGCTCCAAGTGTTTGGTCTAATCACAACAATGATTGAAGCCATTGGCGCACTTAGCATTTCAATCGGAGTCGGTCTTTGCTTCGGCCTTGGTGCCGGTCTAATCGCTGGCGGAATCCTTGCCATCGCCGGTTCATATCTCGCAACAGTTGGAGCGCCTGAATGAGTATTTTCACAAGAGGTTTCACCGTAGGGCGTTACCCACAATTCAACAACTATGTTTCACCATTGAGCCAGCTTTATGGCCAAACATCAATGACCTCTGCTGCTGGCGAGCGCATTGATGAATGGACTGCTCTTGGAGTTTCATCAGTTCTTGGTGCGGTCAGCCTTTTGGCTGATTCCATCGCTTCGATGAGCTTGCGTTGCTATTCGATTGAATCAGATGGCAAGCGCGTAATGAAGCCACTTCCACTTGTTATTGCTGACCCTGATCCTGAATCAAACACTTATGAATTGATTCATCAGATTGTTGCATCTATGGCTCTGCATGGAAATGCTTATGTCAAGATTGACCGCAATCGCCGAGGCGACATGATCGGCCTTGTTCCACTTCATCCTTATCAAATGCAGGTGCTTCCAACTGGTGATCAAACAGGTCGCCGTTACTTGCACCTTGGAAATGACATCGCTCGCGAAGATATGCTTCACTTGCGTTGGTTCACTCCACCACAATCTTTGGTTGGTATTTCTCCGCTCAACCAAACGCGCAACCTTGTCGGTTTATCCATTGCGATGGATCGTCACTTGGCGCAATTTTATGGAGAGGGTGGCACTCCTTCATCAGTTCTTGAAACCGACCAAAAACTCACACTTGATCAAGCGCGGATTATTCAAGGAACTTGGGAAGCGACTCACCGCCGCCACCGCAAGCCAGCAGTTCTCTCTGATGGCTTGAAGTGGAAGCCGATCACAACATCGGCAGCCGACAATGAAATGATCGCAACTCGCGAACAATTGATCCGCGACATTGCTCGAATCTACCGAATCCCATCACACTTGATTGGCGCTTCGGGCGATCCTCAGACTTATCAAAATGTTGAGCAAGCATCACTCAACTTCTTGACTCATACAATTGCGCCTTGGCTTCGCCGAATCGAAATTGCAATGTCAAGAATTCTTGATCCAGGCGTTGATGTTGCCTTTGATACTTCGACCTTGCTTCGCGTAGATGCTCGCACTCGCGCTGAGGTCAATATGCTCAACATCAAGATGGGCGCTCGCACTCCAAATGAGGTTCGCCAAATTGAAGGAATGGAACCTTATGAGGGTGGAGATACATTCAACCAAGCTCTACAAGGAACCGTTACTGCCGGCGGAGCGGATACTCCACCACTCGGCGTTGATGAAGACCCATCTGCACCAATGATGGGAGTTCTTGAATAAATGGAAACTTTCCGCGCACCTAAAGAAGTCAGAGAAGAAGCAATCAACAATTCTCAATTCAATGTTGATGCTCCACTATCTTTCAACGATATTTTGGAAATCCGCCAATCATGGCAAGGGGAACTTGGTCGCGAATGGGCAACCAAGATCATTGAAGCAACTTCTGAACGCGCAAACGCAATCTCAAGCGCAAGAGCGCTTTCCCTTATGACAGCCAAGGAGAACAACATGGCCGAAATGACACCACTTGCAGACTTGCAAGAGGAACTGACTGAGTTACTTGCTGACACAATCAGCTTCTATCTTCGCGCTCATGGCGCTCATTGGAATGTGAAGGGAACAGACTTCGCTGAATATCACGCACTTTTCGCTGCAATCTATGATGATGTTTATTCAAGCGTTGATCCAATTGCTGAAAACCTTCGCAAGATTGGCGCTTCTGCTCCATTCCAACTTCCACAACTCATTGCACTTCGCTCAATTCAGGATTCAGATACCGCATCAAGTGATGCTCGAGTTCTAGCAACCGACCTTCTTGCAGCCAATGACGAACTAATCAACGGCATTGCAGAAGCATTTGATTGTGCTACCGAGGCAAACCAGCAAGGAATTGCAAACTTCTTGGCTGACCGCCTAGATCATCACCAAACTTGGAAGTGGCAATTGTCAGCTTCTCTTGGTGTTGAAGTTTCCGAGCCAACTCCACAAGAACCAGCCGAAGATGTTCTTGAAGAGGGTGTCGAAGTTGATGAGGCAATTCTGCCAATGCCAATCATGGGGAGATCAGAAGAGGAATCAGAAATGATCGAAGAACGCAAGACCATGATCCGCTCAGCAGAGCAAATCACAATGACTGCCGAAGTTCGCTCTGTTGCAACCGATGACGGTTCAATCAAGATTGCCGGATACGCTGCCACTTTTGGCAATGAAGCCACTGGCCTAAACTTCCGCGAAGTCATTGCTCCTGGTGCATTTACTCGCACCTTGAAATCAGATCAACCAGTTTTCCTTCTTATCAATCATGACATGGAACAACTTCCACTTGCATCAACTCGCTCAGGCACTCTCAAGCTCGTTGAAGATGAGATCGGCCTACGCATGGAAGCAGTTCTTGACCCACTAAATCCTCGCGCTGCTGAACTTGCATCAGCTCTTGGTCGCGGAGATGTTGACAAGATGTCATTTGCTTTCACAGTGGCTCCTGGCGGAGATACTCGCTCAGAAGGACTTCGCACTTTGACCGATCTTGATCTTTATGAGATCAGCGTTGTCAATCTTCCTGCCTACGATGACACCTCAGTCGGACTTCGCTCTGAACAAGCAGAAGCCGATGATCTAATCCTTCGCAAGCGCAAAATTGCTGCGAAGTTCAAACAATATTCGCTGACTAAATAGTCAAGCGATTGCCCCCTGCGCTTCTGCCCAGGCGGTTCCATTCATCCATCCAAGAGAAAGTGACAAAATGTCATTATCATCAAAACTCAAGGAACAACGCGATGGCCTAGTTGCAGAAGTAGAAGCGGCACTCGCTTCTGACGATGTAACTGCTGAGGCTCTTGATGCTGTTACTGAAAAGCAAGCAGAGATCGAAGCCGTAGATGCTCGCCTGTCTGCTGTAAAAGCTGCCGAAGTTCGCACTGCTGAACTAGCAGAATCTCGCAAGGAATCAGGAGTCGCTACATTTGGCGGCGCTGTTGTTACTCGCGAAGCTCACACCTATGCAAAGAATGGTGAGAACTCATTCGTTCGCGATATGATCTCAGCAACTCTTCGCAATGATCGCTCTTCATGGGAGCGCCTACACCGTCACCAGCAAGAAGTTGCAGTTGAAACTCGCGACATCTCTCGCACCGACGGCGCTGGTGGAGATTTCGTTCCACCAATTTACCTAATCAATGAATATGCTGAGTTTGCTCGTGCTGCTCGCGTAACTGCTGACCTTGTGACAAACATGGCTCTTCCAGCAGGAACAGACAGCATCAACATTCCACAAATCACAACAGGAACATTGTCTGCATTCCAATCTGCTGATAACGCTGCGACAACAACTCGTGACATGGTTTCATCAACCGTCACAGCACCAGTTCGCACAATCTCAGGTTACGAGAATGTATCAATCCAACTTGTTGAACAATCACCTCTTGCTGGTGGTCTTGATCGCCTAGTATTCGGCGACCTAATGGCTGACTATGCACTACAACTCAACACAGCAGTTGTTGGAACTGGCGATGGAACATCAGGAACTCTCAAGGGTCTAATCACTCTTGGAACTGATACCACAAACGGAATCCCAACAACATGGACTGAAACAACTCCATCTGCTCCAAACGGTTTGATCTCAATCGCTAAGGCGATCTCAAAGGTTACAACCAACCGTTACAAGGCAGCAGAAGCAATCGTGATGCACCCAAGCCTTTGGTATTGGTTCGCATCACAAGTTGACGGTTCATCTCGTCCACTTGTTGTTCCAGTCACAGGCGCTTCACAAGCATTCAACGCTGCTGGTACAGTTACCAACCCAGGCGCACCTGCTGGCCTAGTTGGAACAATCCAAGGCGTTCCTGTGTTTATTGATGCAACAATGCCAAAGACTTATGGCGCTGCAACAAACCAAACACCAGTTCTAGTTGGTAAGTTCTCAGATTCTTACCTATTCGAATCAGGCGTGAAGACACGCGTTCTTCCTGATGTCCTATCAGCTAACCTCACAGTTCGCTTCCAGGTCTATGGATACGCTGCTCTTGCACACCGCTTCAACAAGTCAGTTTCAGCCATCACAGGCACCGGAACTGTTGCTCCAACAGGATACTAATCTCCTGATATAGTCTGACCGTTGAACCAGCCTTGGATGGAGTGCCGAGGTACTAAACCCCAAGGCTGGTTTCAACACCAAAATGAAAATCGGGGGATTTCATGCAATCCATATTTCTTGAAGGATTGAAAACTGCTCGCGAGATTGTTGCAAAAGAAGGCATCGGAAAACTCGATGATCTAATTGCTGAACATGAAGCAGGAACCATCGAAACCACCGCAATCAATCCAAAGGTGGAAACTCGATGAAAATGAAAGACAAAGTTTGCATTGGCATGGTCAATGACGGCAAAATCAATGGTCAATTAGCGATTGACTTGATTCACATAGCAAGACATCCATCTCAGAAATTAGATCAGATGGTTCAAGTTTCAAATATCGGCCTCACAACTCGTTCTCGCAATGTTGTTGTGAAAAGTTTCCTAGATGAAACCAATTGTCCTTGGCTTCTCATTCTTGATGCTGATGAGCGCCTAACAATGGACACATTTATGAAGTTGATTGATACCGCACACGATAAAGAGCGACCAATTGTTTCAGGATTAGTTTTTGCAGCATTTTTCAATGAAGATGATTCACTTCGGCCAGTTCCAACCATCTATCGAATGACCGAAACAGCAGGATTGCAACCAATTGATGACTATCCGATTGATCAAGTCATCGAAGTTGATGCCACAGGCACAGGTTGTTTGCTTATTCATCGCTCAGTTCTTGAAAAAATGCGCGAGGAAGCCACGCCAAATCAAGGAAAAGATTGGGCTTGGTTCGTTGAAGGAGCTATTGAAGGCACCTATTTCGGCGAAGATTTGTTATTTTCAAAGCGATTGAAGTCGCTTGGATTCAAGATTTATGCACACACTGGCGCAATTTTGGCTCATCAAAAGCAATTTTGGCTTGATCAACGCCACCATTTGCCAACGCGTGATGCAGCAATCGCACATTATCAAGCATCAGACTCAAACTTACCCCTGGAGAATGAGTCTGATGCCCTAAATTCTAAGGAGTAACCAATGGCAAGTTACGATCTCGGTGATAAAGTTTATTTGACTTGGAACACCGTTGATTCTGCTGGTTCTGCCGTCAATCCTGGCACAGTAACCGCCTCAGTCACTCTTCCTGACGGCACAACAAGCTCGTTGACAACTGCAACCTCAGTCACCGGCACTTATACGACCAATTATGTTCCAACTCAAGCTGGTCGCCATGTTTATTCGTGGGTTGCCACAGGTTCTTGGCCTCAAGCCTACAACGATGTTTTTGAAGTTCGCGATGTTTCAGACATTGGAATCATTTCACTTGAAGATGCCAAAGTTTATTTGAACATTCCAAGCACCGACACCACCAATGATGACGAACTTCTTCGCATGATTGATGCTTCAAGCGACTTGGCAGAGTCTTATGTTGGCCAAATTCTTGGTCGCAAAACCTTTTCAAATGAACTTTATGATGGAAACAACGAATTCATCCGCATCCGCAACCCAAAAGTTGTGTCAATCACCTCAGTTTATGAGAATGGCGCTTTGCTCAATTCGGGTCAATATGTAATGGATCCAACAGGCCAACGCCTTTATCGCATTGGTTCAGGCACACTTTATGCCACAAATTCTTATGGATATTGGTCAGGCGGAATGAACAACATCCAAATCACCTATGTTGCCGGTTGGGTAAATCCACCAGCAGCAGCAAAACAAGGCGTTCTTGAAATCCTTCGCCACTTATGGCAAACCCAAAGAGGCGCTTCAAGCGTTATGGGTCGCCAATTACAAGGTGACGAAATGTATTCAACACCAACTTACTCATTGCCACGCCGAGCGATGGAACTTCTTGATCCTGTCAGCCTTCCAGGTATTGCATAATGACAGTCACAGCCAAGTTTCCGCTAGCTCTTAGCGCTCTGATCACCGATCTTGGTGCTTCATCAGCATTGACTGGCGTTCGAATCTTTGACGGTGCAGAAGT